GGAATGGCTCTACGATATTTCTGAATTGAGCTCTCGTAAACTCATCATTGAATTCAAACAGCAGTGACTTAGCTGCTCTTGAAATTGCTTTTTCAAGAACAATGAAGAGTCTTCTTACGTTGATTCTGTCAAAAGCACTTGGCAAGTTAGCTAGTGTCTTATCACCAAAAAGAATAGTACCTTGTCCTGGGAATGTTACAACAGGGTTGATACCTTCTTTGTAAAGCTGATCTCTATCTGCTTTGTTAGGATTGTAAGCAAGTTTAATAATGTTCCTTACTTGGCCTCTGTTGAATCCAGCAGGAGAGAACCAAGGATCTCTTGATTCGTCTGTAAATACAGCAGCACCTGCAACATCTCCATTCAATGGAACATATCTATACACGTCATTATACTTGTCGTACATATATTTGTATCCAGAATCCATTACAGCAAACGTTGAGCTTCTTAGGCTTCTTCTAAATGTTAAGGTAGAAGAAAGCTCAGTTTTTGTTGCATTTCTAACAACATCTGCTCTATCAGGAGATACAAACACCATACAATCTTTTCTAAATTCAGCAACGTTATCAATAATGTAGTTTGCTAACTGCTCTTTGTTAGTTCCCCCTATTGCTTTACCAGCAAGAATTAGGGAAACATCAACATCTTCTGGAGATTTAAGAAGATCGTATGCTCTATTTAAATCAGCAATAACAGTATTTGATTCTGCTTGACCATCAGTTCCACCATCAAAAGAGAGAACTAAAGGACGAGTGTTTGTTGATGTTATTACGGCAGTAGCATTAGCTGAAGCTGCGCCTGATCTGTCGTTAGCATACCAAACATATGCAGAATTTTGATTAATTACATTTTTGTAATAGTTGTCTGTACCATCAGCTTTTTTAGCATTGTTAACTCTTGACATAGCTTCGAAAGCTTCAAGAATTGTTCCAGGTACACCTGTAATTTGTCCGTCTTCATCAACAACAACAGCGTGAATTTCGTCTATAGCTGTTGTGTTTCCAGACGAACCTGCTAAAAATGTAGATGTTTTAGGTGCACCATTAACTACATTGTAGAATTCCCAGTATCTTGTAAATGAATTTGAATTTACTGCACTACCAAGAGTGAGTACAGAATCAAAATTAATTTTAAACAGACGATCATCCCCATCACTAATTGGTAATAGACCTGTAGTAGAGGTTTGTGTCACATTTGCAGATCCGTTAGAAGCTGTAAACGAAGCAACTTTGAGATATTGAATTCCAACTGAGGAATTACCTAATTCAATAATATCACCAGCTGTAAGAGCTTGAAGTGTATTATTTGCTAGTGTGTTAGCTCCTGTTGCAGTACCATTAGCTGTGTTAGAAAAATTAACTGTTGCGGTACTATTTCCAATTGCTAAAGTAATTGTTCCATTAACTAAATTTCCATTAACATCGCTAGTTGATAAAAGGCTTAGAGTTCTTGAAAATGCATTTGTACTATCACATACTGAAATCTTTAATGAATTACCTAAAGAACCTGGATATTTTGCTACATAAAGAAGATCTGTGTCTGAAAATGTTACGCCTTCATATGCATCAGAATTCTTTACATTAAAGTTTTCTGGAGTTGTAACTGTACCTACATTTGCAATAGCGTTCCACGAAGCAAGTTCGTTATTAGAATTTGATGTGTTAGCAGCTCTGACAACGTAAAGTTTATTACCATAACTTAGGAAACTTGCAGCAGTAAAGAATGTTTCAAAATTGTTATTTGTTGGCTTGCCAAATCTTTGGACAAGAGTGTTTTCAGAGTCAACAAGAACTAACTGCTCCACAGGTCCCCAGCTGAACACGCCTGCAATAGCGCCTTCAGTAGAAGAAACTGCGGGAGTAACAGTTGTCAGGTCAATTTCTCTGATTTGAATACCTGGACTAACTTGAAATGCCATCTTTTATCTCCCCAAAAAGGTTTTATTTATCAACTGTATTATTTATAATTTGGCTATTTTAACTGCAATTCTGCGAACTCAGAATCTCTCTGAACATCGTCTTTAACTAACCAAAAATCGTTGTCTACAGCTAACATGGGTTGTTCTATTTCATATTCACCGATATCTACAATGCCAAAGGGAGTCAATTCGTCTTCAATAAATTGTTGTTGATCTTTATATAGGTTTTGTCTTATATCGTTGTTCGCATGCTCTTTAAAATACTGCTGAGTTGTCAACCAAGAAAACAAAACACAACACATTACCAAATCATCATGCCCCTCTTCTGCCTCATATGAACTTCCCTTTTGAGAAAATCTAGACAGTTCTTCTATTAATTCAAAATCATTAACTTCTAACTTATCACTTTCAATCAAAGTTTTTAATGTTGAACATCCAACTCTTTTTACAGTTGTTGTCGTTCTAACTCCCTTTACAGAACCAGTTGAAAATCCCATTGTGATATACTGACCAGATTTCTTTGACGATGATGTATAGAGAACATTTTCATATTCTAAATCATCGTGAAGTATGTCTGCTACCTGAGCTCCTATGTCGTTTGTTTCCACTAACACAATAGCATTGTTATAATACTCAGCTGCTTGTTTAACAAAAGATGGGTACAACTGAGCAGGCACTTGATTGCTCTTATAGGTTGCTACTATCTTAAATGGTAACTCGGTTATATCAAATACAATAAAAGCTGAATAATCTCCATCAACCCCTCTTGACGTATCAACAGTTATGCAGTATAGTCTACCTGCCTGGGGGGGAGATCTTTTAGGTACTATAGATTCATAATAGATCTTAATATCACCCTTCATCTTAACAGGGTTCATATACACTAAAGTTCTTAGCTTAGCACCATCAATAAGCGTGTTAGAAGAACCAAGAAACTCAGTTTCAAACTCTTGCCTAAATTGACGTTCAGAAGTGTTCCTTATCGTTTCTTCTTTCCACTTCTCATCTCTTCCAGGAACATCGCTCCAATGGACATCTATCCTATGATAGCTATTTCTACCTTCTTCACTATCTTTCCATAGCTTATAGAACAAGTTCAATCCATTAGGAGTACTTGTTATTAGCACTTTGGTTGTTTCACCAGAAGAAATGGTAGGATAAACAGAAGAAAAGAAGCTCTCTTGTATATGGTTTGCAACGAAAGCAAACTCATCAAGATAAACTAGGTTTTGAGATGTACCACGAATGGCATTTGATGCTGTTGAACTAGCTACTATTTTTGATCCATTTTCCAATTCAACAGATTTTTTATTCCACTCTACTATACCCTGTTGAAGCCATTTTGGCAAATGTTCATATGCTAGTTGAATTCTTCCAAGAATTTCAATTGCCTGTGCTTCTTTATTAGCAAGAATAGCTACTGAATAGTTTTCATTAAAAAGAACATAGTGCAGAATAATAGCAGCAACAACTGTTGTCTTTCCAACTTGACGAGGCATTTTACATATAACAAAACGCTCTTTTGTTGCTAATTCTATAATATTTTTTTGATATTCAAAAGGAGTAAATGATACAAGACCTTTATCTACGTTAATGATCTTAACATAATTGCTAATAAAGTAGTATGGATCTTTTGCACATCTTAAGTACTCACGAACATTTTCCTGAGTCCATTCAATTGGAACATAACTTCTTTTTAGATTTCTATTACCAAGATAAACTTCATTCTTATTAGTCATTGTTCTTAATCATTTTCAATAGCTCTGCAGTAGAGCCAACAAACAGGTTATTATTAACAGTTGAGGGTTTATCGTCTTCTATTATTTCTTTCTTTTTCTTGGAAAGTTCTAGAAGTTCTTTATTTGCATTAGTTACTGCATTCAAAATAGAAGCAACAGCTTCATAAGATCTAGCGCTTTGAGTCATTCCAGCTACTTGAACAATATCAGACAACGCCTCTTGACCTTTTTCTATAGCAGCAACTAAATTACCTCTTGCATAATCAAAGTCTTGATTTACTGTTTGAGAACTGTTGGGCTGAATATCTATCACTTCCGCTTTGCTGTTTAAAGGTGTGAGATTTAAAGAACTACCAATAACATCACTCATTTTCACTTCCTTCAATGTTTACAATATACCCATAATTATCTGTAGCTTTTATTTGAGAGTAAGGAATAGAGATAGAAGAATTTGATGTTGGATCTCCATTAGCATCAAGGCCTGGTTTTATTTCTATTCTCTCGACAAATTCAGATTGTCCAACTGCATCATCAATATCGTTGAATGATGTTGCATCATAAAAATTAACATTTGCAAGTTTAATAACACCGGAACGTCTTACAGGTCCAAATAGATAACCTTTAAGAATAAAATCTAAAGTCCATATCAAGGCTCTTCTTTCAGTAAACCCGCCTTCATAAGTATCCTGTGGTGTAACATTAAGAAGTGTAACAGGTATGTCCATGACAATATCCATCTCTGGAATTAGATTTACACTTGCCGTCCATTCGGGTGTAAAAAATGGAAGAATCTGTTCCAAAATTCTAGTACCATCTTCAGCATTTTTTACCATTACATACAGAGAAAATGTTATATCAAAAGGAACAGGATTATAAATGTAATCAAGTTTATTTGCATTTGTGCTGTTCTGCTTCACTCTCTTATTGATAGTAGCAAGTTTTCTTGCTGCAGAATAAGTCATTGATGTCATTTCAAAACCCATTCTAGGAAGCTGAATGGCATATTTTCTATCAAGATTTGGATCTTGATTTAATCTTGCAAGCATCTTTTCCTTTGGACTGTAAGACAGGGGTACTTTGATTGATTCAACTGTGGCACCATTAGCATCTGTCTTTTCAATGACAATATCATTAAACAATGTACCAAAAAGAATTACATACTTTCTTATTGTACCGTGATAAAAACTTTGTCCAAACATTAGAAGGTTCCTGTTTCGCTAAATGGATCTTTTTCTGAAAAATCTAAGAATTCTAATGCTTCATCTTCGATAGGTTTATTTTCAGCAAAGGTTTTATTTTCTATGTTGTAATTATCAGAAATCAAGCTTGATCCGTCTTCACTAACTAATCTTTCTCCAGTTTCTGATAATAACACAAATTCTTCCATGTCTATTGACTGCGACTGGAAGTAGCTGTCAATTATATCTATACCGGTGTTAAATTTTTCATTGCTATACTCAAATAGCTCACACACTAAATCAAAAGTTTGCAAAGCACCTAATTGATAAAATATTGCTTCATGCTCTACAAATTTAATTTCAAAAAATTTTCTATTCAAAGGAAAATATATTATATCTCCTTCTTGAGGTCTATCCAAACTCTTTAAACTTCCAACTTCGTCAAAGAATGTTCTTCTTGCAATAGTTAAGGTAACCCTATCTCTTATTTCCAAATTGAATTTAGATAAAAAGTCACCTTCTCCTTCAAATCCTTCTACATTTTTAATATAAAATTCAACGGATATAGCATCATCAAATCTTGCTGCTTGTCTTCCTTCACCATAAATTACATCTTCTCTTACTATTGTTTTTGGAAGATAATACATATCTTGTCCGTATATTTTTATGCTTTCAACGACAAGATCCTCTATAAGCCTTTGCTCCATAGAGTTGGTAAAATTATTAAAATAGACATTAGTACCCATATTAACCTATCATGTCTGATACTGGTAGGGAAATATTGAATACCATCTCTCTTTCTAAATCTGCTATTTCTTGAACAGCTTCTTCATATATTTGTTGTCCGTTCATTACAATACCACCAGGTAGTTGCATGTTACCAAATTTTTTCATATTTGATCCCCACTGTCTCTTAATAAGAGAAGTAGTATACTTTGCAAGCCATCTATCTCTCCAAACATCTGAGTAGATAGTAGGATCAACAATTTCATAAGCCTCTACAAGAATGTACTCTTCATTGCTATAAGCATTCCAATCCATATCAATAAAAAGTTTATTTCTATGTCTATTATATCTAAATGGTTGCTTTCCTACGAGAATTTCCTGTATTAAAGAAAGATGCATCATTGTCATATAATATGGTACCATAGACACAGATGTCAATGTATAAAGATCGTTTAATGCTATTTGATATCTTATGTTAAAAAGATCATCAGATTTAATTGCAGGATCACCAATAGGATATACGTGAACAGCACCTATAATGTTTTGAGGTATGTTAATGTAACCACCATTATAAGCCTGAAATTTAGCGCCACTACCAGTTCCAGAAGTAACTGATATTGTTGGCACTTGATGATAGTTCTCACCGTAATTCGTGATGTTTATAGATGTTATAACACCAGAGGAATTTGTAACCACATTGGCTTGAGCACCACTGCCTGTTGTTCCAACTGCAGTTATTACTACAGTATCAGTGTTACTGTATCCAGATCCCCCATCAATAATGTCAACATCTGACAATCTTCCTGGTCTGTCTTTGTCTGTTACTTGATGTTTGTAATAAACTTTTTCTGTGCCATCAAAATGATAGTCCCAAAAAAATCTTAATGCCTGATCTATTTTATCTTCAACTTGATCATCATCTACATTGATTTCGATTACAGGCTTACCTAAATCTCTTAAACACCATTCTTTAAATTCTTTTCTTGTGGTAGGAATTGCCATTAGAATCTCCTAAAATACTAAGTATTTAGGTGTTCAGAAATTTATATTTTTAATTCTCCTGGTAATCTCGGCATGTTAGGTTTAACTGCAACGAGCCAAGCCGTTGTTACACATACATTTAAACTTTTCATCCATTCATTTGGAAACCAAGTTTCTTTTCTATATTGTTGGAATTTGATATTATCATTATCTATAAAATTGGCAAGATAAGAATCCGTATAATAAAGAAAACAATTTTCATTCCAATAACTCACATGAGTTGGATCCTGAAAAGCTCCTCTACCATCTGTGCTTGGTACATCAATAAAGGCCCAACCACCGGGTGCTAATACTCTGTGTATCTCTTTCATGATCTTATGTTTATCATGTAAGTGTTCTAGTATATGGCTTGCATTTAATACACCAACCGAATTATCAGGAAGAGGTATACCGTCATTGAGATCTGCTACCCAATCAGCATTCTCCCTTATATCAACTGTTTTATAACCTGGATAAGGATTCAACCCTCCCCCTATATCAATTTTCAATAAATTTCTTAAATCAGCATCTCTTTCTGCTAATAATCTTCCATAATGATTAAAAAGAGAGATAGTAGTTTTTTGAATTTCTTCTGAGCGTTGCAACCATGTATTGTTACCTGTAATTCTATAAATGTACAAAACCTTAGGTATTCTAACCATTTTAGTATACAGATATGTTCGTATCATTAAATCATGATCATCACAAACAGACAAAGTTTTATTATGTCCTTGTATGTCGTGGTAAATCTGTTTTCTCCAGGCTCTAACATGATCAGGGGCATACCAAATATACGATAAAGAGTGACTTGTTGGCTCAAAACTATCCATAGAAATAAGATTTTTTCCCTGCCACTCAAAAGTTTTGTGAGTCCAACCAAATTGTTCTGAGAAAGGTTGAAATGCATCCTTCATATGAAGAACAGCATTATCACTGTAAACAAAACCAACAGATTTATCTAAAAATGCATTATAGAGCTCTTCAAGGCATGTGGGTATCAAAATATCATCATGATCCACTTCAACAAGTATATCCCCTACTCCATGAAAAAAAGCCATATTTTTAACAGCGCCAATTTTTTCATTGTTTTCTCTTTCGTGAATAATTCTAACCTGATTGTGGTTTCGAATTATGTCAGGTATTTGAGAAGGAGTACACCCATTATTTAAAAACAAAACCCACTCCCAGTTATTGTAGGTTTGTTCTCTAATACTTTTAAAAAGTTCCAACAAAAAAGGAATGTTTGCCGGATCGTGTTCTGGAGTTATAAGACTGAATTTCATAATTAATCAAAAAAGAAGAGATGAGTAAGTCTTCCATCACCATTACTTTGGCCAAAGTAAGGTCCAGCTGAATGAATTGACCTAGCATCCATAATAACGAGCCTATTAAATATATTCCCAGCAGAATCTACAACATCAAATTTTGTACTATCATAAAAACCACAAGAAAATGAAAAGTCAACTCCTTCCTCAGAGGCATGTCGTAATCCTGTAATTTTTGATTTATGTAATCTAGTACCACTCTCTAAAGGAGCATCAGGAGTCAAATAAATCATTGCAGCCCATTTTTGCATATCGTAATGATACACCTGAGGATCACTTGCAGTAGTTATTTGAAAGCATCCATTATATCCATGCTCTTCAAAATTAAAGATCTCTTCCCCAATTATTCTTTCGAATGCTTGTTTAATACCTTTTGGTCTGTATGGTATTTCAGATCTTAATCCTTTATACCATCTTATATCTTCTTTATATTCAACAGATAATGCAAACTCTCTTACATTTTCAGGGTTAATGTAAAAATTATCAACAACAAAAAATCTTTTTTGAGGTAGTTTGTTTATATTGAAAACCTCTAAAAATTTCTCAGAATGATTTGAGACTTTGTTTAAAGCAAAGCTATGAAGGTCCTGTACTTTATTTGATTTACTATCATAATAAATTGATTGATCAATAAAGGAACTATATCTGGGAAATGCATTTGTTCTTTCAGGTTGCATCATAATTGTTGTTACTTCAAGCATCTTCTCATACTCTTGAGATTTTTTATATATTTGAGCTAAAGCAAAATAATGATCATTTCTTCCTGGTGCAAAATTTCCAGCTAAATTATAGCATGCAATAGATGCAGTTTGATCGCCTAGAAAACTGTGACATTCTGCAGAAAATAACAAAGAATTGTAACACATTTCATCGACAACAAACTGTCCACCTCTTTGTTTTTGAACATGGTTAATATATTCGTTGAAATAATATATGCACCTTTTTGCAAATTCTTTTTTCTGAGAATCACCTAGAGGAAAAGAGTGTGATTGGTAAGCATCAAAATAGCTTTTTCCAATATACCAAAAATGGTACAGGTTATCAAGAATACTATTCTCTCTTATCATTTTTTCTTCGAGAATTAAAGCATCACTAATAAATTTTGTGGGATTAGACCAGCTTTGGCCTTCATTGTAACCTATTTGTCTAAAACTAACTGGTAGATCGACACAAGCAAATTGATTACCTATTTCAGGAATATCACAGTATACTGTTTCATGACATGGGTCATGATTAAATCTCCATGGAAGTTTTGCATTGTACATCCAAGCTCTGTAGTAAACACAATCACCACTAACTGCAGGTATATGAAATGCTTGAGTTTCTTTACTATCTAGAATAGACCAGTCAAACGACTCATCAATTTCAAGAACTTCATCACAATCCATTTTTAATATCCAATCACAACCATGATCTGTTCTTTGACAATATTGAATTAAGTGATCCCTGTTCCATCCAAATCCTTTCCAACCTTCTTCCACTTCATACACAACACCAGAAAGTTTATTGTCCAATAAAAATTGTTTTGCAATTTCATCAGAACCATCTGTTGATCCATTATTTTGCATAACATAAAAATCTACATGAGGTTTACAAGATTCAAGCATTCGTTGTAAAACTCTTGACTCATTCTTAAACATTGTTATCATTACAATTTTAGCACTTTTGTTCATTGGGATCTCTGCTCAATTAATTTCCAAATGTTAATATCGTTTTCCTGTGATTTAAGTGGAGCATACAACGCTCTTTTTCTTAATGGGGGAGTTAATTTAGTAATATTAACTGGCGTCAAATAATACATAGCAATACTTTTTCTATACACCCCCTCGGGGCAAGACAACTTATTTGAAAAACCGTGCCAGGAATTTTGAGTCGTATCAAAAAGAACTGCTCTATTGAACAATGGCTGTATACTGACAGCTTTATCTTTAGGTTTATTTTTCAAAGGATCATGAGTCCACAATTCTAATTCTCCGCCCCACTGGCTATTCCACTCTTCATTTAAATACAATATTAGATTGTATTTTCTTTGCAAATTTAAAAGTGGATGTATATCATAATCAAGATGTATGTTTAGATGGTCACCTATCTTGTGTATATGCCACCCAGCACCATGTAATCCATAATCAGGAATTAAACTATTGCATCCAGTTATTTGTTGTATTGTTTTTGTGAATTCATGACTACACAACTCACTAAAAAATTTATATGTAGTTTTAGGAAAAACACCCCATTCCCTAATTGTTTTTTTATTTTCTAGAGGGTTGTTATATTCAAACCATTTTTCTGAATTGTAATCTAGAAATTCAATAGATAAAATTCTTGCTGTATTGTTATCAACAAAGTTATCTATTACATAGTGGTCATAAGGAAACGTATATTTTTTTACCTCCATTTAGGTCCCTCAAACCATGCTGCAATACTATAACGAACTCCTCTCAATACTGGATGTGCTTTGTGGCGAAGCATTGATGGGAAAAAAATTATTGTCCCTTGAGCTTTTATATCTTCATCAATTGGATTTGAAGCTTCGACAACTTCAAATTTACCTCCTTCATATGTTGAAGGGTCTGAAAGCTGAACTATGCAAGAAAGTTTTCTGTGATAATATGGATCACTGTTCATCCAAAAGACATCGTGATGTTCTTTATACTCGCCAAGATATGAAGAATTATATTCTGCAAGTTGTACAAAGTCTAATTTGCTTATTTGAATATCAAAGAAATCTCTGTTAGCAATAATAGCTGTTTTCCATAGTGTATCAAATAAATAATTAAATTTCCAATCATTAGAGTTAATAAACTTAACTTTGCTTTTTCTTATAGAATTATCAACTCTACCATCAGCACCTAAACCAACTACAGCATCTTGTTCGGGGATAGTTGATGCGTCATTAATTATCTTCTCACATGTTGCTTTATCAATATATGATTTAAAATAACACCATTCACCTTTCATTTCAACCTCACTTTTTTACAATAGTTTTAATATAATTTATTTGTTCTTTTTGTTCTTTGA